TTCGGAGAACCCTGCGACGATGGGTGGGACGCCGGCGGCGGCGGCGATGCGGGTCTCGCCGACTCCCATGATCGCCTTGTAGTCCATGTCCTTCATCGAGGAGCCGACGACCTGGACGGTGGAGCCGCCACCGAGGAACAGGGTCTTCCAGGCGTTCCAGGAGCCGGCGTGCTCGTCCTGGAACTCGTCTTTCCACTCCTTGAACTCCTCGTAGCTCACGGTGGCATCGGGCATGACGACCAGGTTCGGTGTGGCGCCCTCAGCGAAGAACCGCCCGCGGTGCACCACGGCCCCATGGTCGGCGCCGACCTCGCGGGCGATGGGGGTGATCCAGCTCATACCCCGGTAGTTGGCGAGCGGATCGGGGATGGGTGACCAGTGGGCCACCTCCTCGGGGAGGAGGGCCGTCATCTTCTTGTTGCCGGGCTTGCCCCACAGGTAGCCGATCACCTCGGCGTCGATGGCTTCGGCCGGGTCGTCGACGTCGAGCTGGGAGCCGAGGAGGATGTGAACCCAGTCCGGGCGGAGCCTCCACAGGCGGTCCCGGTGGTGCCGGGCGTAGAAGTTGCCGGCCAGGCTGACGTCCTGCTCGGCCCGCCACAGGAGCTCCCCAGTGGTGCCGTTGGGCCATGGTTCCTCCAGGAGGCGGAGGTCTGGTGTGCCGAACAGGGCGCCGGGCCGTCCGTTCTCGAGGCGTTGCCACTGGAACCGTGCTTCGGAGAAGAGCATGGCTCGGGCGAGGATGCAGCTGAACACGGGGCCTCCGGCCCGGTAGGCGGCCTGCACGGTCCCGGCGAAGCTGGAGTCCGGCTCTTCGGTGTCGCCTCTGCCGCCCAGGGTCTGCTGGAGGCCGATGGGGTAGTTCTGGCCGAGGTAGTTGACCTGCTCGATGAGCTGGCTGAGGTTGAACCGGCGCTTGGGGGCCGGGTCGGAGCGGAGGCGTGCGATCAGTCCCATTCGGGTACCACCAGTGCGAGGGCGATGAGGGCGACCCCGCCGGCCAGGAGCGCCCAGGGCCACCCGGCGAGCACGGTCACGGCCGCCAGAATGCAGCCGGTTCCGGCGGCGGCGAGGATGATGTCACACCATGCCGCTACCAGCGCGCCCAGCCGCCCTCGGCTCCGGTGGCGGGCGATGGTTGCCGAGGGGCGGGTGCTCATGCGACGGCGCTCCAGAGTCGTGCCCGCTTCGGTGCGTCGTCATCTAGCTCGATGTGGCGGTTGGCCCAGGCACCGATGGCGCAGATCCCGAGGTCGATGTGGCGGGTGGACATCTTGTGGGTCTTCACCGGGCGTGCTCCGTGGGCGTCGATCTTGAGGACGATGTTGCCGATGTGGCGGGTCATGGCCTGGTTGCCGTCGTGGCTGATGCCAGCCCGGTCGAGGATGGCGCCATAGAAGTCCTTCCAGGCCGGGACGATCCGAGCCAGGCTGTTGGTCGGCCACTCATGGACCCGGTAGCCCTCCTCGGCCAGTACCGCCGCGGTGCGCTGCCAGCGGTGCGGGTCGAGGAGTGTGCCGCGGGCGCCGGCGTCCATCGCCTGGCGCAGGTCGTCTTCCACGGCGGTCACCGGCACCCGCCAGTCGTGCCCGTCGGTCTCGGTCTTCTCGTGGTGGACGATCGGGAACAGGAACCCGTCGCGGGTGCAGCCGACCACGCCGGTCGAGTCGCCGGACCATGACCCGTCGAGGAACAGGAGGGCGTCTTCGAGCCAGTCGGTTGGGACCTCGATGGGGCCGCCGTGGCGGCCGACGCTGAAGGTGAGCAGGTCGGCGGTCGATGCGCGCCGCTCTTCGAGTGCTTCCCAGGCGCCGCCCGGGATGGCGGTCACCTTGCCCGACACCCATATGTTGAGGCGCTTGGTCTTGAACTCGGCCTCGTGGGTTCGGATCACCGACGACTCGAAGTCTTCGACCGAGACGAGATCGGGGAGCCCGGGGTTGGCTTCGGCCCACACGTCCGGGTCGCGGTGGTCGATCGGCCGGGCCCGGCCGTCCGGGCCGGCCGCCGGTTCGGCTGGCTCCCACCAGGCGAAGTAGAACGTCGGGTCGTCGACCTCGCCGGAGGCCACCTTCCGGCCGTGCTGGTAGAGGCGGTAGGCCAGCGAGTCGTTGCCGTGCCGGTCGGTCGTCACCCCGGCGGTGGTGATGCCCAGCATCATCGGCTCGACCCTGGCGCCCATGGCGAGGGCCATGACGTCCCACAGCTCGTCGTCGGGCTGGACGTGGACCTCGTCGAACAGGACGAACGTCGGGTTCAGCCCTTCCTTGGTGAACGCCTCGGCCGACAGGACCTTGAACCGGGTCTCGGTTGCCGGCCAGACGAGCTCGTTCTTGTAGGGCTTGACCCTGGCGGCCAGCTCCGGGTCGAGCTCGACCATCTGGCGGGCGGTGGAGAAGCCGATCCTGGCCTGCTCCCGGTCGCCGGCGCAGGCGTAGACCTCGCCGCCCTCGGGGCCCTGATCGGCTTCGGCTAGGGCGATGGCGGACCCGATGGTGGTCTTCGTGTTCTTGCGGGGCAGGCCGAGGAGGCCGACCCGGTGCTTGCGTCGCCCGTCGGGTCGGCGGGCGAACAGGCGGTAGATCTGGAGCTGCTGCCATGCGTAGAGGTGGAGCAGCTCGCCCCGGTGGCCGCCGACCGAGTCCTTGGTGATCCGGCCGTGGTGCTGGATGTGCTCGATGATCTCTGGTCCGTCGCCAGCGGCCATCTCGTCTCTGGTGACCGGGCTCGACCACCGCGGTAGGGCGACGTCACCCATCGGTCAGCTCGTCGAGGTCCATGGCCTCCGAGCGCCGGCGGTCGCCGCGCTTGGCTTCCATCGCCTCCACCTTGCTGGCTGCGACCACCGCCTGACCCTCGGTCAGCTTCATCCGGCCCCGGCTGGTGGGGGTGAGGCCGAGCTGGTCGGCGAGCGAGCGCCACTCCTTCAGCAGGGCGGCCTTGCCGGCTGCTGAGGTTTCGGTGGAGGTGAGGGCTGCGCCGGTGGCGTCGGTGGCGGCGCACAGCATCGCCGCGGCTGGGATGTCGGCGTCGGTCCACCAGTACGGGGGGTCCTCGACGAAGGTGTCCCACAGGCGCCGGCCCCGGGTGCGGAGCGCTATGAGCGGGGCGTGCTCGGTCAGGTCGAGCGCGGTGGTCGAGTCCACCACAAGGCCCCTCGCCCGCCGTCGCGGCCTCCGACGCAACTCCACCTTCCCCACCACCTCCTCACTACCCGAGACTGAGATCCGTTCCCAATTGTGGCATGCTGGTGGTTGTGGCTGAGGTAGTGACCAGGCAGGTCCTGACCAGGCAGGTCAGTTTCCTGAGGCGCGATGATGGTGCCGGCACCGATTCGGACGGTCATACCCTGGTCGGCCTCGCGGTCCCGTTCAACTCGCCGACCCGGATCGACAGCTGGTTCGAGGGCACCTTCGACGAGCAGTTCGCCCGGGGGGCGTTCAAGCGGTCGCTCGGGATGCGAACCCCGAAGCTCCAGTTCGAGCACGGCACACACCCCCTGTTCGGCAGCCTGCCCATCGGCGAGTTCCGCTCCCTGACCGAGACCAAGCGGGGCCTCGAGGTCGAGGCCCGCATCTTCGACGCCGAGCTGTTCGCCCCGCTCCGCGAAGCGATCGCCTCCGAGGCGATCGACGGCATGTCGATCCGGTTCCGTCCCCTCAAGATGGACGTCACCGACCCCGACGGCCGCGACGACGGCGGCGATGTGGAGCTCCGCACGGTCACCGAGGCTGAGCTGGTGGAGCTCGGGCCGGTGATCTTCCCGGCATATGCGCAGACCGAGGTCGATCTCCGCTCGATCGACCTCACCAATGAGAACGACAGGCACCGCCTGGTCCAGGTCCTCCTGGGCGGTGCTTCGCTGGCCGGGGGGTTCCCCGGTCCCGAGGGCCAAGGCACCGCCCCGCAAGAGGCAGGGGCGCCCGCCGGCAGTGCACCCGACCCGGTCTCGCACCACTCGGATCTCACGCCTCGACGACGCAGCCTGCTGCAACGCACCCGGCTGCATGAGCTGATGCTGGAGTGACATGGATCTCGAAGCCCTGAGGGCGCGACTGCGTGCCCTCGTCACCGAGATGCGGGGCCTGCACACCCCGCCCGAAGACGTGCCCGACACCGAGCGGGCCTCGTGGCAGCCCGACGAGGCGGCTCTTGCCCGTTTCGAGCAGCTCGACACCGAGGCGACCGAGCTGCGTACCCAGATCGAGGCCTACGAGGCGCGCCTCGCCGCGATCGCGGCAGCTGCCGGGGCTGCTGTTGGCGGTGACGACGCACCGGGGAACCGTGGCGCTCTCGACCCGCCCAACATCAACCGGGGCCACGATCCCTACGACCTCGACACCGTGCGCCTGGAGACCCCCGGCTCGGACCTGCTCGACCGGGTGAGGGCCGGCCTGGACGCAGATTCGATCACGCCCGCCGAGGTGAAGGAGTCCACGGTCGCGGTCCTGCGGTCCCTGCCGGGAGCGCATCGCCGCTCAGCGACCATGCGCTGCCTCGCCACCGGGAGCCGCCACTACGGCGAGGCCTTCGCCAAGATGGTGTCCGGCCGTCAGGGTGAGTGGACCGACGATGAGCGCCGGGCGATCCAGCGGGCTCAGTCGCTCGTCGACGCCGCCGGCGGGTTCGCCGTGCCCTACACGCTGGACCCGACGATCATCGGGACCGACGGCCTGTCGATCAACCCGATCCGCCGCATCTCCCGGGTCGTGCGGACCACCACGGACTCGTGGAACGGCGTCACCGGCGGTGCCGCGACCTGGTCGTGGGACGCCGAGGCCGCTCAGGTGTCGGACGACTCGATCACCCTGGCTGAGCCGTCGATCCCGGTCTACAAGGCTCAGGGTTTCATCCCGTTCTCGGTCGAGATCGAGGGCGACTGGGGATCGATCGACTCGGACCTGCGCACGGCGATGATGGAGGGCAAGGACAACCTCGAGGCCCAGGCCCACATCAAGGGCACCGGGACCGGCCAGCCGACCGGGATCGAGACCGCCCTGGACGGCACCGCTTCGGAGATCGCTCCGGCCACGGCCGAGGCGTTCGCCCTGGCGGACGTCTACGAGCTCAAGCGGCTCCTCCCCCCGCGTCACCGCCAGGCCGGCCCGGTCTGGGTGATGAACGTCGGCACCGCCGGCGACATCAACCAGTTCGACACCCAGGGCGGCGGTACCTTCTGGTCCGACCTGGGTGAGGGCCAGGGCGAGCGGCTCCTCATGTGGGCCTGGGAGGAGGCGTCCTACGTCGACGACTCACCCGACATCAACGCGGCGGCCACCGAGCAGAACTTCATCCTGTTCGTCGGCAACTGGTCGCGGTACGTCCTGGTGGACCGGGTGGGCATGTCGGTCGAGTTCGTCCCCCACCTGTTCCACACCGCCGACAACCGGCCCAGCGGCCAGCGGGGCCTGTACGCCTGGTACCGGCACGGCGCGGACTCCGTCGATGACAACGCCTTCCGGGTGCTGTCGATCCCGACGGCCGCCTGATCAGCGAGGGGGCACCCGATGAGCGAGTCAGAGATCGTGCGAGCGAAGCAGTCGTTCCGCGCGCCGGGCGCGCTGGTCCGGGCCGGTGACCTGTTCGGGTCTGACGACCCGATCGTGGCCGGCCGTGAGCACCTGTTCGAGTCGGTCGCCGGGGCTGTGCGCACCACGGCAGCGGTGCCGGGCCCGGTCGCCAGTCCGCCGTCGACGATGGACGCAGGGCCGGTGAGGCCAGCCAAGAACGGCTCGAGGGAGGCGTGGGCCGCCTACGTGGCCCGTCTGGGCGGCACGCCCGGCGAGCTGGTGCGGGACGACCTGATCGCCGAGGCCGACCGGCTCGAGGCCGAGAGCGGCGAGTGAGCGGTGGCGTGGCAACCGGACTACATCTCGGGCGCCGAGCTGAAGTCGTACCTGCGGATCGACGATCTCGTCGACGACGTCGAGATCGGGTTCGCCGTCACCGCCGCCAGTCGGTCCATCGATCAAGCCACGAACCGCCAGTTCGGCCTCGTCGCCGCGCTCGAGGAGCGCACCTACGAGGCCTGCTGGTCGCGGCGTCATGGGCTCTACAGGGTCCGCATCGACGACCTGATGACCGAGGTCGGCCTCGTGGTCACGGCCGCGGGGTCGGCGACGTCGAGCTACCGGCTGGACCCCCGGAACGCGGCGGCCAGGGGCCGGCCGTGGACTCGTCTCTACACGACAGACGTGACACCGGACCCGCTCGGCAGCGGGCCACCGACCGTGCTCGTGGAGGCGTCTTGGGGCTGGTCGGCGGTGCCCGACGAGATCAAGGAGGCCACCCTCCTGCAGGCGTCGCGCTTGTTCTCCCGCCGGAACGCCCCGTTCGGTGTGGCCGGCTCCCCCGACGCCGGCTCGGAGCTGCGCCTGTTGGCGAAGGTCGACCCCGACGTCGAGGTCACGGTCCGCCCCTTCCGCCGGGACCACCCCCTGCTATGAGCGCTGGAGGTGAGTCCGATCGTTCTCGCTGACGTCATGGATGAGATCGGCGACGCGCTCGACACGATCGACGGGCTCCGGGTCTACCGCTGGCCCTCCGACGCACCCTCGCCGCCGGCAGCGATCGTGCTGTACCCCGCCATCCGGTTCAACGAGGCGTTCCAGCGGGGCGCCGACCTGGCCGAGGGTGAGATCCTGGTTGTCGCCGGCCGGGCGTTCGACCGGGCCGCCCGCGACGCCATCAGCAAGTACTGCGACGGCGACTCGGCGAGCTCGGTCATGGGAGCGATCTACTCCCACGCGTTCACCAGCTGCTCGTACTGCCACGTCACCGACGCCGAGCCCGACTTCGTCCAGATCGCCGGCGTGGACTACATCGGCTACCGCTTCCCGCTCGCCATCGCCGGCCCCGGCACGAGCACGTAGGAGGACACGTTGGCTGTACTCGCCCTGACTGACGCCGAGATCC